CATCTGCCGTTTGACGTATTGCCCAACAAACTAATGGTTCGCCTAACTGATTAATCGCATTTAAGAAAATAGGTAGATGATCTCCTTCATTCGCATTAATATGATGTTCATGAATTAAATCAAATGGATTTTCACTAGAAGCAGATTGTGTTCCTGCTGATGTATTATTAGTACTTGTATTATTAATACTTGTAATATTCTCCTTAACGTCTACGTTAATAGGGGGCTTAACGCCAGCATTAATACCCCCTTCATGTTCACCTGAATATGTATTAACGTCTACGTTAATAGGGGTGCTAATCGGATATATGCGTCTCTCTTTAATCTGTTTGCCATCTTTAATCATCACTATTTTTAAGTACCCACAATCTTTTAAAAGATTTATCCATTTAGAAATTGTTGGAACTGGTCTATCGTAGAGTTTTGAAAAATACTTATTTGTCGCGTGACAATACCCACTTTTATTACTAAGAGCGGTAATTTCGCTATAAAGTACTTTGCAATCCGCATGATTCTTTAAACGATGATCATAGCGAACACTAGCAGTAAGGATTGAATAGTAACTCGGTTGTTCCATTGCTTATACCTCGATTTCACTTGCATGTACAAAGCCACTTAACATCTTCGTTTCACGGCAATAATCACATTTTCCGCAATGAGTAGGTTCTTCTTCTCCAGTCATCACTTTCCAAAAATGTGATTGAAGCTCCTTCACTTTGTCTAAATCAGCGTCCATCTGGTATTGATCATCAACACCATTAAAATCAATTGCCATTTTGTCGGGCGGTGTTTGCTTGCTGATTGCAAAGATGAACGGCTGGCACTCTTTGCCAAAAGTCTGCTTAATCAATTCACGGTAGACTGCCATTTGCAAATCGTATTCTCTGTCTTGAATGAACGGTACATATCGGTGTTCATCGCTGTTCCAGTGTCCTTTGTGAATGTCATCAACAGTCTTTAAGTCACAAAAATACCCTTTATCAAGTACAAGACTGTCAATCTTGCCTTTCCACAAGTAACCGTCAATCTCACCCGTTACGATTACTTCCTTATCGCCCGGAGCGTAAAAGTAATTGAACATATCATCAGCTTGTAATGTCTGAATCATGCTGTTAGCAACTTTAAATTCAGCTCTGAGGTGACCGCTAGGATTTGTCTTAGTAGGTCGGGTCATTAACTCTTTTTTGTTAGCTTCAATAAAGTCTTGATGGCTTTTTGCACTCTCAAAGTATGAGTGAACGTAATTACCAACAAGAAGCGGTACAGGACTAGATACAGGTTGCCAGTCCTCTTTAAGTTTAGCTAAGGCACGAGCTTCGCATTTTTCAAAGTCCTTGAATAGTGAGACGCTCATATATTGCCAATCGGTCTCATGCGAATAGTAGTTATCAGGCGTCAGCTTCATCGGCTGGCTTGATTGTCCCTTCGTTGAAGAGTTCTGTTTGTCCGTCTGCGACTTCTTCACTGGCTTCTTCCTTGTTTTCGTTGCTGTTGCCATTATTACTTACCCCCTTAGCCTTCGCTTCTTGTGACTTTTGAAATCCTTCTAGCAATTTATCCGTACTTCGTTTTTCATCCTCAACGGGCGTTACATCTCGACGCTCATCATCGTATTCGTTGCTTGTTGTATCGTTGATAGCACCAGTTAAAAGGTCGCTATCATCAGACGTGTTAATAAACATCTTAGCGGCACGATTAAGAACAGTACGCTTTGCCATTTCTTGACTAAAATTCTGTTGCACCTTATTGTTCTTTTGACGTGTTTGTGCCCACGACTGGTCAATTTCTTTCTTGGTCATAACAGTAAAGTCAGTACCTTCATCAGTCTTAATCATGGCAAAGGCTCCAACGATTTGATTATCTTGATTTTCAAATTTAGGAACGAACCTCTTAACAACTAGTTCCATGTCTTCATTAGCGCCAATTTCAAAGTCATCTTTTTCATGTATAACTTCTGCCCTAACCTTCTTAACACCATCCAGACGCTTAACTGCTGCAACAGTACCGAAATAGCTCCGTTGCATTTGAAGCTCGTTACCATACACAATGAAATAGCATTGATCTTTTGCTGGTGATAGTCCTTGTAGTGTCATATCCAACAAGGATTTAACAATTGAGTCATGAGAACATACTTCTAAGGCCGGTCGATGATTACGGTCTTGTACCTTTTGCAATTCAAGAAAGGCTGCATTAAGCGCATTAGAAGCGTTGTAATTCTTCGGCAGTGATAGATCCTGCGTATCTTGCATTTGTTTAACACGATCTAATACAAGATCGGTTAGCTTAGTTGGTTTCTGCTGTTGTGCTACTTGGTTATTCATTACATCCACCCCATTTGCTCATTAAATAGTTCTGATAAAGTTTGTTGCGATTTGTAATAGCGATTAAGTGCTTCAACATCACCCACGGGGATTGCTTGCTTAACAAATACTGCGTTCATTAGATTATTTTGTAGAAGGATAAATCCCTCTGCCTTTTTCAATTTTTGGTTAAACATGATAAAATAGACCTCGATAAATATTTTGATTTGTTATTTATTGCCATCGGATGTGTCGGATCCGGTGGCTTTTTTGTTTGGATTATCTGGATCACCTAGCGCTCCTAAGATTTGCCAGAATAAGACAAATCCAAAGACAAGAAACAATCCAGACCCGCAAAACAATGAGATTAACATTGCAGCAGTTAAGCCTGTGCAAATCAAAGCTGGTTCATTCATTCGATCACCGCCTTTCGTTCAGCTAGTCCGTAGCGAATTAGATTTTCAAGATAGCGTGCTTGTTGCCAAACATAGCCATCAGTCGGCTTACCGCCACTGATGAACCAATCACCCAAGCGTTCCCGTACCATTTGTATGGCATTTAATGGGAAATCATACTCATCAAACAGTTGGTTAATTCGTTCCATTCCGTCTTTCATTTTTCTTTACCTCCTCTGAAAACATCTAAGCTAACGTCTAATGCGTCAGCAATCTTGCACATATTTTTGAACGGTGGTTCCTTCCCATCGTTTTTGTAGTTATAAATTGTTGTTAGAGGTATGCCTGTCATTTTAGATAAGCGATAAACTGTTATCTTTTGCTTGTCTAACTGGATTTGTATGCTATTCCACAACATCTTGTATAAATCAACCCTTTCTATATCCATATGTAGTGCTATAATCAAAATTACGATTATTTACAGAAACACTCCTTCTTGTGAATCAATCGTAAATTCAATTAAAGTGAGGTGAAATACTTTGGAAATCAATGAACTGGATAAAGAATTTCAAAAGATAATTGACGAAACCAGTAAATATTGGGATAGTGAGATGCATAAAAACCTAGTCAAAAGTTATGCAGACGAACACGGTAAGATCAGTCTTGAACACATCTATGCTCTTTTACGTGATCAATCCGCTCAATATTCTAATCAGTTGGTTTATAACGCTTTAGTGCATTTCTTGATAGACTATCCCAAAGATCATCAATAGCTAATGACTGTTCTTTGCTACCTCCAATAGCATTGAACAGTTTTTCTATTTCCTCAGTAGTTCCTGTAATCTTAATTTCCATAATCTGCCTCCTTTCAATGCTTCTTACGATATTTCGGCTTCAATACATTCAGCTTCTCGCCTTCAATAACGTTGACAATCGCTCCAAACAAGAAGCAAGCCATAATTGCTAACACACAATACACTAGATACGCCATCTAATCACCTCTCAATTGGCTAGTCTTGCATTCCAGTCAATATCGTACTTGTGCGCTTCCATCCATCGTGTTGCTTCGTATGCAAAAATGGTTGTTCCTTTCGTCCCTGCTTGTTTATGAGGGGCGATACACCAGCCACCATTTTCATAATCCGTTTCTGGAAACTCGTCAAAGATAAACGTGCGGACCCAGTTAGCAGACTTGCCACCGCAACACCGCTTACGAAACTCATTAATATCCCAAGTAATCCCTTTGAGGTCACTCTTAGGAACAAGATGTAGTTTCTTCACTACTTCCATCACAGCAGAACTAATCTGCTCATCTGGAATTGGAATGCTTAGTTGTGCCATCTAATCAACTCCTTTCTTTTGCTATAATTAATTCATCTCCTTTGAAAGGAGGTGGATTTAATGACTGACGAAGAAAAACGTGCTCATGACTTCTCTTTAATGATTGTTTCAACTTTCATACAAACTCACCCTGAGATTTCGTTAGTTGAAGAAGTAAAGAATATTATTGATGACCATTCAATTACTTTTTCGCTTTATGAAGCTTGTTATCATGCTGCGCTTCGAGGAGTTCATCTAAATGAGAAAGACTATAATCGGCTCGCTTTACAAGAAGTCTTGAATAAAATAATCGGTAAGATAAATAAGTAATTCCTGCGGTCCATGTTGCACATCCTAAAACCAACATGGACTTTTTCTTTTGATAGCTCACCTAGTCACCTCCTTGGTGGCTTTTTTCATTTCCAAATACTTGTCATAAGCGCTGCCGACAAACAGCTTCGCTCCTGGCCAATCTTTCAGCGATACATACTCACCGTTGATAATTGATTGGAGAAAATCATGATTATCTGGGCCTTCAATTGTTAGTTTCATCAAGTCACCTCCTACATATTCAGAACACGGTAAATCTTTTTGCGAATTTCTAATTTTCCATTCCGGCATATGCGGCAAATTTTTTTCGCCACGCATCAGATTTTTCGCCATGTTGTTTTTCGGCAATAATAGAGCTGACATACATCTTAGAAAGTCCAAATTTTTGAGCTATAGCTTGTTGTGTTGAAGGTTGAAGACCCGCTTTTTTGTTTCGCAATAATTGAATTGTCATCCTTTCTCCATATGTAAGATTTGACATTCTCTCACCTCCTTAGTTAATTTTCAATTTTTATTGACATTTATTAGTTTTTAGACTATTCTTGAAATAAAAAAATAAGCTTACAATTAAACTTGTTTGTTTTAAGAACTTTTAGTCTTTTGACTATCGTCAACTTGTGTAAGTGTTCGCTAATCAACTTACAAGTAATACTATAATAGTCTTTTGACTAATTGTCAACCGCAAAAATAGTCTTTTGGCTATTTAATTTAAAAATTATATGAAAGGCTGTTGTAGTAATGGATTTAGCTCAGAGAATAAAACAATTAGCAAGTAAACGCGGAATTACCATCGCTGAATTAGAGCGCAAAGCTGGAATATCGAACGGTCAAATTTCTAAATGGAATGTTAGATCTCCCAAAACTGAGAATCTTGAGAAAGTAGCTAAATATCTCAATGTATCTTTAGACTATTTAACTGGTAACTCAGATAGCAAAAATACAGCTGATCTTGCAGCGAAAGATACTGTCTTTACGTTCGAAGGGAGGGAAATTCCGCCTGAGGATTTAGAATATATGAAACGTTTATTGCGTGGTGATGATAAATGATATACCAACAAGCAGAAGAAGCATGCGATTATCTTTTAGAAAAAGCTGCAGAATATCACATTGATGTTAAATGGAAACATTTTTCACCCTATACTCCGCCTGGTAGTAGCTATGAATATCATCGTGTAGTGATGAACCTCGATTGGCATAATCCTAAAGAATTCGTTTTTCAATTAGCTCATGAAATATCGCATGTCATTCATGGAGACAAAGGCGATGTTTATTATTATCATGCCTGCTTTACTGGTAAAGAATCTGTGGAATATAAGGCAAATGTTGGAGCCGTTAAGCTTTTGATTCCGTTCTATTGTCAAGATACAGATATTCAATGTGTTAACAGCGCTAATTTCATGCAAGCTTTTCATGTACCACACTATCTTTCTAGTGTAGTGAGTGAAGAAATTAAAGAGTATTATGCGAAATAATTAATGTACGTCCAAACGTGATTGACGTTAAAAGCTGAAATTTATTTATTGGGGAGTATTTTTATGATAATTTTTGCAGCAGCAATTGTAGCTTTAGGTATATACCTGTTATATAGAATGTATATTAACTTCAAAGATAAGAATCCGTTTATGGCTATTATCCAGCTATGTTTAGGAGCTTTTCTGATATTTTTTGGTGCGGTCGGAGTAAGCGTTGCACAAGATAATAGCTCGACAACATCAACATCAGCATCAGATACAGCAAGCTCATCATCAAAGTCTAGTTCGTCTAATAAAGCTGACAATTCATCAGACGAAAAAGAAAGTGATGAAGTAGCAAAAGCGCGAGTTAAGAATACTTGCGATGCTCTTAATAGTGAAATGAGTAAGCATTCTGAATTGGACGGATTTTCAATGAAACCGTCTGGCGATCAGTTCAAAGTAACAGTTCCAAGTTCTGCAACTGCCCTTTCTGACAATGAACAAAAGTCATTGTACAAGAGCGTAGTTGATTTAATTTATTCATACGACAATGGAACTAATCAAGGCTCTTACGTCGAATTTGATGGAGATGATGGAATGCCAGTCGCTCACTACTCCTACATTGGAGACAAAATCAAGTTAGATGAATAAGGCAAAATTTACACCGAAAAAATATTGTAAATAAAAAAGCCCTCTCCGGAGAAAGGACGTGTAAATGATGTGGAAATACCCAGATGTAAACATAGCGTATTTTGGGTTTAAAAATAAAACGAGTGAAGACAATCAGTTTCCTAACCCGGATACTCAAATTTATTTAGAGAAAGACGGGTCTATTGATTTTAATTTGAAGTGTTCTATTAATTTTGGAAAAGTTTTTCAGAAATTAATAGAGAAAGATAATTGGTACCTATATCTTACTGTTTTATCTGATGAATCGGATTTAGATGAACAGATATATTTAGATCAAATATATGGTCCTGTGCCACACGAAATCGGTTCAGTGACATTTGGAGTAGGATTCCCAGTTCATATTGATGGGAAACTCGTCAAAAGAAACAATATTCGCTCTCTCGATGTGGAACTAGCGATAACTACAAAAACAGATAAAGATCAAGATTTTAATAATGCTGTTAAGGACGGTTGCTTTTTCAAAACAGTCATACCAATTTGGGGTAATAATTAATGGAAAACAATAAAGATTTACTTCAAATAGATTTTAAAAATAGAACTCTTAATTCGCCCGGCGATTCAGCACCTTCAATGTATAATAGTACTAATGGAGGTGGCGGAGACATGAACAATAAAGATTTCGTAACTCATAAAGAGTTTAACAACGCAATGCATAATATAGACAAGCATTTTGACCACATCGATACAAAATTTGCAGAACAAACTCTCGGCCTATACAAAGCAATGGTTAGCGTTGGATTAGGTGTTATTGCTATTCTAGGTTTCCTAATAACTCTAGTTACATTCTTAAAGTAAAAACTAAACCCGTCGATTTCGACGGGTTTAAAAAGACACTATAACGAACATATGTACGAAAAGGACTGTTTATTATGAATAAAAATGAACTACTTGAATATATCGATAATAGCTCTACTGCAATTACTATCTTCAAAGATAAGGTTCGGGCGGAACAAGAAGCTAAAAATAAAAAGCGCCAACCAGCCAAACGATGGAATGAAGCTAAAATTGAACGCACTGTAAATAAATTTACTGATGATTTCATTGGTAATGTTTACGATAAAATTTACAAAGGAATGAAAGCTAATCGAAACACTTCTAATCAAGAATGGATTGATTTTCTTGAGACTAACGAAATTCTTGATGATCTAGAAGAAAGCGTAAGTATGATGGAGATTGGAGAAGAATAATGGCATATTTAACAAAACGCGGTAATAAATGGCAGGCTCGTATTAGCTGGCGAGATGATGATGGAAAACTTCATCAGAAAAGTAAATCAGGCTTTGATACGAAACAACAAGCCAAACAATACGCAATCAAACTTGAAAAAGAACGTCTCGATGGAATTAACGTCGAAAATGATCCCACCTTTGCTGATTATTTTGACGATTGGTTCAAAACGTATAAAAAAGCACACATAACCCCGGTCACTGCTCGGCATTATATTTGGACGCAAAACAGAATCGAAGAATATTTCAAAAAGCAGAAAATCAAAAAGGTTTCTCGACGCAACTATCAGAAATTTATCAATTGGTATGGCAAAGATCATGCTCCTCAGTCGGTGAAAAAATTGAATAGTCAATGTAGAGCTTGCGTCCGTTCTGCTGTTAACGATGGAATAATTGCTAAAAACTTTACCGAAGATATTAATTTAGTCTGGAATGAGGACAAAAAAGTAAAAGTTAAATATTTAAGTATTGAAGAAACACAAAAATTGATTAAAACTCTTCTTAACGGTCGAGATCCTCGTTATACAGCAAGGTATATGATTCTAACTGCAATATACAGTGGAGCACGTTTAGGCGAAATAATGGCTCTTTCATGGCCTGATATTAATGAAATTTGGAAAACAATTTCAATCACCAAAGCTTCAAACTATCATGTTGATGGTAGCGATAAAAAAACTAAAAATGACTCATCAGTGCGTACTATAAGAGTAAATCAAGAATTGATTAACCTTCTAAATGAATTACGGACAAACCAAAAAGATAAGGTCTTTCGTAATCAAGAAGGAACCGTGCCAGGATCAAATGGTGTTAATAAAGTTTTACGTCATGCTATGAAAAAAGCAGGAATTGGTGATAAAGGTGCTTTCCACTTCCATAGTCTAAGACACGTACACGTTGCCTACTTGTTATCTCAAGGCGTTGATATTTATGCTATAAGTCAGAGATTAGGTCATAAAGATATTTCAACCACTACTAAGGATTATGCTTATTTGATTAATGAAATGAAAGCTAAATCAGAAAGTCATGTTGAAGACTTGCTTGATGGCCTAAATTCTGACAGTGATGCACAAATGATGCACAAATCGAATCAAAAGTAAAATTATTTAAAATCAAAAAACTCCTGCAACCCTTGATACATAAGGATTGCAGGAGTTAACTTTAGCTTAGCTGATACTTCGCATTCCTGCTTAAATATGCCTCCGGTGGGGGT